TCATCGTTCCTCACTTTCGCCAAGGGCGTCTTTAATACAGGTTAAAAGGTTTTGTCTTTGAACATTCCATTTGCCTAAGTGGCTTAATGCCGGTCTACACTCTTCCAGCAATTCTTTAAGCCTTTCGTTTTCGGCTTTTATCTTTTGTTTATCGTCAAGCAATTTATTAACGGTATCACAAGCAACTTCATAATCAATCGGCTTCATATTGTAGCTTGTTACAATGCGTTTGTACTCTTGCAATTCTATCAATTCCTGATAGCTCGGCACAGGTGTCTTGTGAGCCTCATATTCTTTTAATATATCGTAGTTTGTCATTTTCCACCTCTCAATTTCTTAAGTTGTTCCTCTGTTATGTAATCTTTATCGGCAAGTTGTTCTTTTAATTCTTCAATCGTTTTGCAAATTCTCTTGTTTGTATCAATAGCGGATTCCCCGTTTTGGATAGCGGATTGCATTGCCTTGTATTCGTCATAAGTGGGGACGGGAGCAAGCAATGTCATTTCATTATCAGAATGATTTAAATTCACCCTATAAAGAGCATAATCAGACATTATTCCAAATAGACCATCTACGCCTTTTACATAATAAAAACCAACATCTAATTTTCCCGCTTTCCAATCCTCTGTCAGTTCTTCAGGTGTTTTAGTCATCGTCCTATTCCTTAAAACGGTATATCATCGTCAGGTATATCCATTTCCTGCGCAGGATAGTCCTGTTTGGCGGGGCGGTTGGCCATAGCTGCTTTCAGGACTTCGCCGTAGGCATCGGTACACAGGCGGGCAAACTTCAGCAGTTCATCCGGCATCAGGTTAATCTGTTCGCGGGTGTACTCATCATCGCCTTTCTTTTTGTAAGAGCGCTGCAGGCAGATAGAGAATAACGGGACTTCCCGTCCGTCTTCACGGGTGTAGGTTTTCATAAAACACGAGGCGGAAAGCATTCTGTCGCGTAAGGTAAAAATAGGTTTGTTGTCGCTCATAGTTCTTCAAATCCTTTCATTGCTAAATATTGAACCGGAGGTTCCGGCATTATAAATTCTCCGCCCGTTTTTTCTGACCAGAATACTTCCAGACGGAGGCACATCTCGGAAAAGGCATCCTTGCTTAAATTAGTGGTTGTTTTTAAGCCCAGAACCTTTTTATGGATGCCATGTATCAGCTCGCCGGTGTATGGCAGGGCGTATTCGCCGTAAGTTAATCCGGCGTCATCCAAAAACTTTGCCACGGCAGAGCAAAACAGCCAGTACCAGGCATTTTGCGCAGTGCTGCGCGTTTCCTTAAACTCGGAGATTTCCAGTTTAAGCTTTTTGCCAGCCGCAACAGCTTTGTTGCCATCTTCCATTATTTTGTACAAGGCGGCTGTAATGTCCTTCTTGTTGGCGATAATCATTATTTTGTCTCCAAAATCCTGTTAATGTCTTGACCGGTAAAAAGAGAGGTGTTAGGACTCCCCAATGAAAACTTAAAAAGGAAAGGAGTCCCAACATGATTGATTGGCTTAATTTGATTGCCGGCATTATTCTCGGAGGTGCAGGAAGTTCTCTTATCTTTTGGTTTGAATATGGGAAAAAGCTGGATGAACTTTCTAAAACTTTTAAGGCTTTTAGTAAGTATGGAACAAATATTCCGCCTACTTATTGTCAATTCTGCAATAAAGAGGTGCAATTTAGTTTGGCTTGGCAAAGTGTTGCAAATGAGAGAATTATAAATCATTATCAGTGTCCTCTATGTGGTAAAAATACATCACAAATTGTTAAGCCTTGAAAAGAAAATAACTTAATAGAAAGCCTATGGCGCAGCCAAGCCAAAAGTATGAAGAGGTTAAATCTATCATTATTTTACACTCAAATTGTAATTGGTTACGAGTTCGGCGCCGGGGACGTCTTCGCCGTTTTTCAGCGCATCTTTAAGCTTTATCTTATCCAGCTGGGAAGTCTGCTTGATAACAAAGAACCGCTGGTCGTTGAAATCCGGGTCGATAATTCTGACCTGCACGGACTTGCGCGTACCGACCGTCCAGCTGCCTGCGATTGATTTGTCTTTGCCGGATTTCCGGTGTATCAGCAGAATAAAATCTTCGAGGCCTGCAAGTTTTTTCTTTTCCGCTTTGGCCTTGTCGGTTATGCGGGCAGCTTCGGCGTCAAGGCCTGATATGTAAGCGAGCTTGTCGGCGCGGAGATTGCAAAGGCTTTCCAGCCCCTCGGCAATCAACGCATCTTTTGCAGCGGCAAGCTTTGCTTCCTTTTCCTCGTCAACCTCGCCGGTTTCGAGGTCGTAACATTCGTCAAGCAGGCGTTCTGCTCTCATAATATTTTCGTAAATTCCGGGCATTATTCTTTCTCCAAAGGTTGTTGCATCAAAAATTGAAAACGGTTGTTATGAATTTGGGTCAACTCCTCGGCTTTTTCGGGACCGGCGAGTTTGCACAGAGTATTGAACGCTTTTTTGTATTTGTCGCCGTTCATATCCTCCAGCGTGGTGGTAGCGATATATTTTTTAAAATCTTCAATCCTTTCGTCCAAAGTCTTCTGTTTGGGCGCCGGAGGTGTTTCCGGTTGCTTTGGTGCTGCGGGGCGTTTTTTCGGGTCAATGGAAAATACAATCTCGCCCTTATTATTGATTATTGTCAGTTCGCTGATTTTATCCCCCTGATAGACAATTTCGGAAACCTTGAATTTCATATATTTATCTTCGAGTTCAAAGCCGCCTTTTTTGTTGGCAAGTGTCTTAACTTTTGCCCAGATAAACGGGGCGGTATAGAGTTCTTTGCCGATACCCCATTTAAAACCGGCGCGCTTAAAAGCATCGCTTGCTTCGCCTTTTTCGGCTTCGGTGGCAGATTCAACGCCGCAGTCCCAACGCCAGAGAAAGGAGCCGTCTTCCTGTTTGACTCCGATGCCGCAGAAAAGATTGCCTTTAATTTCCTTAAAATCATTTGCCCAACCGGTCGCACCGAAAGTTTCATCCAAAATCTGTGCATCGACGCGGGCGGTTTTGTATAAGAGGAGCAGACAGCCTTTATCGCTGATTTGCTTAACTTTAACCGATATTTCGTCAGGTGTGAGTTTCCGTATATCTGTCATCTGATTGCCTCGTTTAATTCTTTTTCTTTCAGTTTATAAAAATCTTCCTTAGTCAGGTTATGCTCCAAAAGGTACTGCTTGAAATCCTTGTTTTTTACCTCTTCCAGATAGTCAAACCGTGCTTGTGGCAGAAAAAGCCTGAGGTATTTAGCTCCTTTTTCATGCACTTTCTGATGACATTCCCGGCAGAGCGGCACAAGGTTTCTGACATCCCAGCGCAGGAGAAGGCTGCGACGGCCGATAATATGATGCATTTCTGTCAGTCCGCTGAAACAACAAACGCAGCGTCTGCCTCGTGCTAATTTAGGATACAGCCGGTCAAGCTTTTGTTCTTCTGGTGTCATTGCATTATCCGAAAATGAGGGTTAAAACTAAAACGACAGCCAGAGAAATGCAGGTTGTTTCCAAGCCGGCGTTTTTGTTCACCAATCGCAGGTTTTCGTCCCGCAGGGCTTTGATTTCGGCAAGCTGGTTGTTGCAAAGGTTGTTCCAGCCGTTTTGGAAAATATCAATATGCTTCATCTGTTTTTCTCCGATGCTTTGCGCAGTTCCTGTTCAAGTTCAAACTTCCTGCGGCAGTCTTCTTTGTATTGTGGCGTAAGGTAATAGCCGTCGTTGCTCATTTCACAGAACTCCATCCGGTTTTTCAGCCGTTCTAAATCCTGTTTGATTTCAGTTACTGGTCTCATTATTGCCTCTGTATGATTTTTCTTTTGATGTACTATATGTACTATATGTATTTTTATAAGTCAAGTAAAAAAGTACAAAAAATACATTTATGGATATTTTTAATTTAAATATAAAAAAAGCCCCGGTTTTCGGGGCTGGAAAAAGAAATATTTTATTTTAATTTCGTGGAGGGGTGTAAATCGATGCTAATGCTTGACTTACTAAGTCGCCTCCCTGATTTATAACACGAATAATTAAGTCTTCATGCGGTTGTTTTTTTTGTTTTGGGTTTAGCTCTTGTTCTAGGTTTTGGGTTTGGTGCGGAGCAGGATATTTGTATGTCTGAATTTTGGCTAATGGTTGATTCTGTGTCATTTTGTGATATCCTTTCTTCCTGTAGTAACTTTCTATAATCTGCTATTAAATCACGAATAACAAGAGTATTCGGATTAAATCCGACTATATGCGAAATAAATAGATTATATATTCTATAATCATTATCGGTCATTATGTCAACCCTGTTAAATAACTCTTGAGCTTGCCTCATATCTATAACAAAGCCATGGGAAGGATAGTTGCCAATAAGTTTATCTAAAGTTCCTGATTTTGAATTAGGGGTATGGGTTAAACGTTCTAGCTGGTTACCGTAAGTTTTTGCAATATTCATTGCTCTATTTTTTTCTCCGAGTTCCAGTGGGTCAATTTTAGAAGCAATAGAAGAATATATACCGGTAGCCAAATCTGTAGCAATTTTAGCAGCAGTTTCTGTTGAAAAAGTTCCTCTGCCATTGGCTAGAAATTCTAAAAACATATTATGAAAACAACCGCTAGCTGATTGGTTAATTACAGAAATTGCCTGAAAAACGTCTAATCCGGAATTTCTTTGAAATAAATCGTCTTTTCTTTTTGTTTGCACATCTAAAGGGCCGAGTTCACCATATTCGTGGAATCTTAAGGTATCTGCTCCAAAAGCAATAAGTGTTCCTGCGCTTTTGCAAGCTCCAGGGACGATTACATTTAATTTTTCATAATGTGTTCTTAAAGTTGAAACAATGCGATATGCCCAGTTAGGATCGCCGCCGTTTGTTACTAAGAATAAATCAACTTCATTTTTCTTATCAGGATGTTTACAAATCAAATTTCGTAAACCTTGCAAATTAGAGTCAATATCACCAGCATAAAAATAAATATCGGAGGTACTGTTATTAATAATATTTCTCAATTCATCTAGGGGAGTTGTAGTCATTGGGTTGGTTTCCTTTTCAGTCTTCTTATTCATTACTTATTCTCTTAGATTATCATTAGCCGGCTTGTTCTTCTTTTTCATTTGTATCAACTTTTTGAGATTTGCGTAGATTACGGATATATTCTTTCTCTTCTTCATTTAAAATAATTTCTTCTTTTGGTTCCGATTGGCTGCCATTTTGTAACCACTCATAATCAACATTAAAGATTTTCGCATAAAGAATAGCAGCTCCACGTGCGAGCAATCTTTCTCCACTTTCGTACTTTTGGTATTGAGGATAAGAAAAAAGACCATTGCTATACCTATTAAAAAAATCTTTAGCACTTTTGCAACCTAAAGCTAGACGGCATTCTGTTAATCGTTTGGCTTGTGCTTTTCCTTCAGGTGTATTTGCGAAACTCATTTTTATTCTCCTGTAATGTTGTACTAATTGTATAGCATTACAAGTTTTTACACAATGTATTTTTTGTACTATATTTTTGTTGACTTTGTATGTTTTGTACGCTATGTACGAAATATGTAGATTCAATTTCTAGATTAAAGAGAGGTCAAGTTTAAGTATGAAGTTGAAAGAATATAGAGAACGAAAGAACAAAAAAATTCAGGAAATGGCTGATTTAATCGGCGTGTCAAAAGATGTGTATTTGAGCTGGGAATATTGCAAACGTATCCCTCGTCCCGAAACGATGGCAAAGATTGTCGCTTATACGAAAGGCGAGGTAACAGCGAATGACTTTTACGGTATAGAGGAAAAGGAAGTTATCAATAATGAACAGTCCTCTTAATATTTTTTTCGGAACAATATTGGGCTTGGTGCTGAATGTATGGTTGCTTATGCCAATGTTGCCCGAAGTTTCTAGAATCTTGACTTTCTTTGTTGTTTATGGAAGCGGATATTTGCAGGGTGTGGCTGAAAGGAAAGGGGAGTAATGTTAGTTATCACACTTCCGACATACAGGTTCCATTTTGCCAATAGTCCATTGTTTTTGGCGCCAATGGCATTTTTTACACCGCATAGCGTTCCAAGTTTTAAGTTTGCAATAAATCTTATTTATAAACATTTTGCTCAACTGATACAAGCCGATGCCTATAGCAGGATAAATGGCATAGTTAATAAAATCTTCCATGTTAGGACTCCTTTCGTTTTCTCATTTCTATTCGGGAGTCCTAACGCCTTTTTTAAGGAGAGTCAAATTGCATAAACTTTTAATCCCTTTAAAACTGCCGTTTCTGGCTGTTCGAGAGCTGCTGATACTCGTGTTAAAGTATTGCTATGGCTGCCGGATAGACGTTCCGGACGGGTTAAATAGGGTTGGTAACGAACTCTATAGGAGAAGGTAAGATGAGTTTCTTAACTGAGAATATGGATACGATAATAAATGCCGACTGCATGGACGTGCTAAAACAGCTGCCGGACAAATGCGTTGATTTGGTGCTGACTGACCCGCCTTATTTTAAAATAGTTAAAGATAAATGGGATAATCAATGGAAAAATATTTTTGAATTTAAAAAATGGGTTAACGAAATAGGAAAAGAAATTTGCAGAGTCCTAAAGGATAATGGTTCATTTTATTGGTTTGGCGATGACAAAAATGTTGCATATTGTCAGGTTGAACTAGATAGACATTTCAGACTTCTCAATAATATTGTTTGGAAAAAAAAATCATTAATTACAACAAAAGGGACATATTCTGTTTTGCGTTCCTATGCCCCGGTTACGGAAAGAATATTATTTTATGATAAGGGTGAAGGAAAAACCGGTTTGCAAATGGTAAAACAGATAATGCCAAATCCTTTGGCTGAATATTTGAAAAGTGAATTATTGCGGAAATTTGGTTCCATTGCACAAATAAGGAAATTTGTTGTTAATGAATTAAAGATGGATTCCGCGATGGTTAATAGGTGGTTTGATGGTGATTGTCTAATTTCAAAAGAACGCTGGAACTTTATCAGAGAAAAAATAGGTTTTGATTTCCTTACTAAAGAATATGAAGACTTACGTCGGGTTTGGAATAATGATAAAAAGGCATTAGATGTTCTAGATTGTCCATTTTGTCAAGATAATGGACGTTTTCATCCAACTCAAAAGCCCCTTTCTTTGATTATGTATTTAATGGAGAGGAGTTCAAAAAAAGGTGATGTCGTGATTGACCCGTTTTCAGGTTCAGGCACAACAGCGGTAGCCTGCCATAAGCTCGGACGTCATTTTATCTGTGTGGAGAAAGACCCGGACTATTGGGCTGCATCGGTAAAAAGGCTGGATGAGGAACGGCGGCAGATGACGATTTTTGACGTACTGGGGAGAAATTGAGATGAAAGACCGTTTTTTGTTTTTTGAAAACTTCAAAAAGATTGCTGACACTTTGCCGGATGATTTGAGGTTGAAATTTTATGACGCATTAACCGCCTATGTTTTTGATGACGAGGAACCGGAAGACCCCGTTATAAAAAGTTTGATAATTGCAATTAAGCCGAGTTTGGACAAAGAAGAAAAAAGAGGGGGCAATCATAACCCGGCAGGACAAAACCAGCACAGCAAGGATAAACAGAATAATATTGAGGTCAAAGTTGGTCAAAAAAACAACAGTTTAGGTCAAAAAGAGGTCAAAGTTGGTCAAAGTGGTCAATCCTTTCTTGAAACGGAAACAGGAAACAAGAAACAAAAAAATGATAATAATAAATTATTATCACAAAAAAAGTTTGTTCGACCAACCTGTGAAGAGGTAGCGGAATATTGCCGAGAGCGAAAGAATGATGTTAATCCTGAAAAGTTTGTGGATTTTTATGCCAGCAAGGGGTGGATGATAGGCAAAACACCAATGAAAGACTGGAAAGCTGCTGTCAGAACTTGGGAGCAAAGGCAAAGTAGCGACCCGCCGGAAATGAGCGCAGAGGAAAAGCGCAGGCAACAGGAACTGATTGATAAGATTTTTGGTGAGTGAGAATGAAAAACTACGAATTTAACAACTGGATTGAAAGCGTTAAGACGGCATTTCCGAAGTTTAACCCGACCGGGGAAATGCAGCTGGCCGGCTGGAAAGAGGCCTTGGGCGATGCAACGCTTGACGAGGCTAAAAGTGCTGTCGTGAAATACATTGCCGAAAACTCAAGCCGGTATGAACCGCAACCGAAAGACATCGCGGAAATCCTGAAAACAATCAAAAGCCAGCGGACACTGGCCTATCAGCCGCCGGGCGAACTGGTTGAGGATATGCCGGAGCGAAGATTCCACGAAGACATTGCGCTGGGGCGGTGCCGGCATAACCTGTACTGCTACCGGGATGCGGCGGTGCTGGTTAAATCCGGCGAGGCGACGGACTTTGACGAAGGGTTAAGGCTTTCGTGCCGCAAAAGAACCGCGGCAAGGGGAGAACAACCGCGTGATTTTGAATTTCCGAGCGATGAGGATTTACAGGCGGCCGGTCTGAAAGGCGTTAAGGCAAAATCCGGCGATTGCAAGCGAATACTGGAAAGCTTTATCCGCCAGTGGAGTATGCCGCGATGACAGAGACTAAGTGTTGCACAAAATGCGGGAGAGAGCTGCCGCTCTCCGAGTTTTCGCGACTGAAGGGAGGAAAAAACGGTTTACGTTCGCTCTGTAATGAATGTAATCGGGCGATAGTTAGAGCTTGGCAAAAAGCTAACAAAGAAAAGATTGCGAGATACCAACAGGAATATCGCGATAAACGCAAGCAAAAGATGAAAACCTTGGCAGCGAGGGAAAGAGAGGCGCGGCGCAAAGCTTTTGCAAAAGACGTCTTGGGGGGATATACGATTTACATTCTGAACTATCCGACCAACAAAGAGCGCAAGTACAACGCCGTCAGTACAGCCGGAGATGTTTTTAAAACCAACAGCAAGGCAGAATTTTTGCAGTTTGTGCAAGGATTATAAGGGGGCGAGATGGAAGAATATGTCAATAAGGAAGAGCTGAAACGGCGTGGATTTCAACGAGGGGACGACGGTATTTACAGAAAATTAACGGCTTTGGAGCGTTGTGAAGATGCGGGGTGGCTGGACTGGGGCGATAGCAGATTTTCCGCTTCTGACCGTAAAAGTGTTGGGGAGAGGTTTGCTGCTGATTACTTTCGCTCGCGAGTTGGTTCTGTGTCGGCGCTTAATCCCGAGAAAATCAGGGTCGACGGGAACGGAAAACAGATTACGCCGGAATATGTTGCCGCAGCCGAAAACAGGTATCGCAAAGCTTTGAAGTTAATTCCGGCAGGATGCAGGGGAATTGTCCGGCGCGTTTGCATTGATGATTGCGATTTCAGCCTTAAAAAGGGTTTGACCTGTTATGAGCGCAATAAAGAGCGTGTACACCAGGCAACGCTTTTATGCTTAGGTCTGGATGAACTTGGAAAATTTTATGCGGGGTTAAGGGAAATTTAAATCTTGCAAAAGTATGTTCTAAAAAAGAAAGAGGTGTTATGCGGTTTTTAATAGTTTTATTTTATTTTTTATTACCGGTTAGCAGTTATGCGGATGATGTCCAAATCTATTTTTCACCGTCCGTTCGTTGTGAAAATACTTTGATAGAGAGGATAGAAAATAGTAAAGAAAAAATTGATGCCGCAGTTTATGCAATTAACAACGAAGATATTGTCAAAGCATTAAAAAAAGCTTTTGACCGTGGTGTTAAGTTGCGTATTTTGACCGATAGGCTGCAAGCGTCCAATAAAAATTCCAAAGTTAAAGAATTAAAAGAATATGGTATAAATATTCGTGTGCATTCCCGATATAAGATAGAACATAACAAATTTGCGGTTTTTGACGGGGAAAGGGGGATGACCGGCTCTTACAACTGGACAGAACCGGCAACCAAGAAAAACAGCGAGAACTGTATGTTTTTTGAAGATGAGAAAGCTGTTAAGGAATATCAGGAGCGTTTTAATTATCTTTGGCAGATGAACACCAAGAGAAAATCTGACGAATGGTTTGAAAGGAATCTATAATGAAAGAACTATTATTCATCTTTGCTTTATGGCTGTCTTTTATTGAACCGGTAAACGCTGAAGTTCCTTATATGGCTGTATGTTCGGAAATGACAGGAAAACGTTTGGAAATTAAAGAAAATAAGCAAAATTTTACAGACGACAGGGTTCCCTATAAGGCAACTTATGTTTTTAATTATAAAGATTCTGTTATTTTAGATAATTATGATGGAAAATATACAATGCTTTCTTCTCTTTCTTCCGAGAATATTGTGGGAATTTGGCATGCGCCGCTCGGTGATGCACTTGTTACATTTTATCCCAAAGAAAATAAATTTGTTATGTCAAAGCATAGTTATCCCGGGGCTTTGGGCGTGATGGAAGGCGTGGATATATCTGCTTGGACAATGGTAGGAAATTGCGAATTTTATTGAGGTAATATGGATTATGAAGAAGTTTTGTTTGATATTAGCGGCTTGTTTGGTTCTGGCTGGGAATGCAAGAGCTGCGGGCTTTATGGATACCTTAGGGGCAGAGTGTGGGAGATTACTGTATTCATTAAATGAGTATGAGTTTCCAGCAACACATTCAGCTATTACTGAAAGAAATACACGATTTGATGCTCTAGAAAAGTGTATAGAACTTTATAAACAAAATGGCGGTAATATGGAAGAGCTAAATGCAAGATATATGATTGCTGTATCGTTAGGTAATTGTACACTTTGGGATTGTTTAGCAGGAGAAGCTACGGATGATAACAAAGTTGATAAATGTTATGAGATGCAAAGGATTACATTAAATGTAGCTTTAAAAAGCAGTCGTTGTGGTGCATATTCACAATATAAGGATATTTATCCAAAATGTGATATAATAGAAACATTGAAAGACGTTTGTGAAAACAAAACTGTTGACAAATAACTGATTATGTGTAAGGGTGGAAGCCTAAACGATATTGACGGTTTCCGCCCCGAAATGGCGATTTTCGCTATATGGCGGATGAGAGCAGGAAATATCCAATACCTGCCAGCCTATCAATATCGGCTTAGTGAGTCCGCCACCTCTCAAATTTGCGTGGCTTTTCTATAAAGGATATTGAAAATGGAAAATCAAACAGAAGAAACATTAAAAGAAACGTTGCGTTTTGTTCTGGCAAAACTCAAAGAGATTGTTGCAGTTTTGGAGGGCAAAAGCGATGAATGATATTAAGCAAAATGATTTAGTTACAATCAATGAAAATCGCCAGCCGGTTACCACCTCTTTAAAAATTGCCGAGGTGTTTGGCAAGAAACATAAAAACGTAATGCAAGCAATCAATAACATTATTGGCGATTTGCGCAACTTGGAAGACGGGGGTCGGCTTAATTTTCAGCCAACGTCCTATTATGACGTTCAGGGACGGGAGCAAAAGCAATACATCGTTACTCGCGACGGCTTTACTCTGCTGGCAATGGGATTTACCGGGAAAAAGGCATTAGAGTTTAAAATCCAGTACATAGCGGCATTTAACGCCATGGAGCAAGCACTAAAAAGCCAGGTTCCGGTTCCGCTGGATGCCAAGGCTATCGGCGGTATCGTCAAGAACTGCTGTGCGGTTGCGGTGCGCGAGGAGCTGGAGCGCGTGGCGACAGATATGGTTTATGCCGATAAATTTAAACAGCTGGCGAAAGCGGCGATTGCCGATGTTATCTTCAGCGAAGATTATTACGGCAGTTTGAAGAAGCTCATCAAGCCTTGGGTAAAAGACGCCGCGTGCGAGAGCTTGGGGCAATCTATTGATGCCTATATCAAGGCGGAGATGGACGAGCGGGTCAAGTATTTTGTGGAGTATGTGTTCAAAAACTATCCGAAGATGAGCCAAGGTATGAAAGAGTATCTGATAACCTATGGCATTGTCAATTACGGCAAGTTCAGCGAATATTCACGGGAAAAGGATTTTAAAGGGATTTGCGACACTGTTTCTCGGCAGGAGAGCAAAGACCCGACAGTCCGATATGCGGCGTAGTGAAAGAAACGGAAAGCCGGGAAACCGGCTTTTTTATTTTTTTGTTAAGCCATGATTAATAACTATTGGCTATATTTAGATTGACAAGAGCAAAGAATACTATTATTCTTAAGTAAAAGTTAAGATTTAGAGGTAAAAAATGAGCTTTTTTGATAATGTTGATTTATCTAACCTTCCGAAAAAAGTGCGAAATTCTAGAGTGCTAGCTGCTGTAATCGAAATTCGTTTTGCTTCGGGTATTAATGCAGAGAAGGTTGTGTGGCCATTGGCAGAGAAGTTGAAACAGCTTTATAATGAGCCACAAATGTTGCCCTCAGCATCTATTCCTCGTGAAATGCGACAAAAAGATAAAAAACTCCAAAATATTCCATTATATATTATGGAGCATAGAGAGACAGCGCTGGCAATATGTGTTGGCGATGGAACGCTTGGTTTGACGATCAGAGATTTTAAATATGATTCAAAAGATAGTTTTATCAAAAATTTTATGTATCTATATGATAATGTAAAAGGTATGATTTCAAACATACATCAACTTAATATACGTTATATAAATATGGTGGATAAAGCAGATATCAACCCTGAAAATTTTAATTTTAAATTTGAAATAAATAATAAGACAGTTTTAAATGTCCCTTGGCAATCTACATGTGAATTCGAGATTGATTCTAAAAAAGCTAAAGTTGTTATTTCAAATAATATCAAGTATGTATATAAAGATAAAACTGGTAGTAAGAAGAATGAAACAGAGGCTCTGGTTTTAGATATTGATGTTGTTAAGAAAATGGACAATTTTGAGGATGGTAAAATTGAGAACATTATTAGAGATGCTCAGTTAACGGCTAAAAAGATATTTTTTGGTTTGTGTTCTAAAAAGTATATTGAGAATGTATTAGTACCAGTGGAGTTATAATATGTCCGATAATTTAATGTTTCGGGTATATCATAGTGGGTATAGTCCTGATTTTATTTACTCTAGAGACATTTCTCCAGCTGCAGGAGATTTTCCTGAATTGTATAATATATACTGTAATAAGGGAGGAAATATCGGCTTTGCAAAGTATTGGAAAGTGTTTCAGAAGAACCAGGAACTTTACGAGGTTTATCAAAAATTTTTTAATGTAGCATTTGATAATAATCCGAATGTTTTAGATATGCACGAAAATGATATTGTAGGGTATACATTTGAAGCATTATCGGAAGAAAAGGAATATATTATTAATAAATTTCAACAATTAAAAAATAAAAGCGAAAATCATGCTTATCTTTGTCGCCGATTAGATGTATTGCTTTCAGACGATGAAGAAGAGGATGAAAATGCATTTTCTGTACTTTCTTTTGAACAGTTATATCAATTTGCCCAATATCCGGATTTTGACAAGTTAGATGTTTCTCTGCAAATTGATTCATCTGGGCAAGCTTGTCTGCAGAAAACTTTTCATGATAGCTATATGTTTTTAAAATTTAAAGATGATGGCAGTGTCTTTTATAGAATAGTTTCTGCTGCATCGGGAAGTATATTATGCGAAAAAGGGACTTTTGATGACTTCTTTAGAGATATCAGAAAATATCCAATTGGTGTCTGAAAAAAATGGATGTCTGGGGTACATCTTACAAGATGATGAGCATTTTGTCCGTTATCTTCGGCCCAAGTGGTGGGACGAAGAGAAAAAAGAATTGAATTATGAAAAAGCTTTTGTCTTGCGTGCTAATGAAGATTATGTGTCTTGTAATTGGTACGAGTATCATAATAATATACTAAAAGTGATTGATGATATAAGGAATAAATTTGATTGTAGTTCCAAAGGAAGATTTGCATATCTATCTGTAAAAGATTTCAAAAATATAGCAAATGCGTTTTTAATTGATTTTTATATACAGGGGGTATCATCAAAAGATTCTCACAGTGGTATTTTTGGAATTGGCGAAAATATTGATTTTCAGAAAACGGTATGTGAGTTTGTTGCGGAAAAGATTAAAAATGATAGTAGAATTTTAAACTCAGATACCGAGCGATATAATTTAGTGGGGGCAGCAGAAATATTACCATTTTGAAATAAACACCTTGATTTCAAATATTAGAAAAATCCACATCCTGAAAATAACGCTTGACATATCAAATGAGTGGTGATAAAAATCACTACAATGGAAGACGTGGCTCTGGAGAGTTGCGTCTTTTTTGTTGAATGTTCATTAACTCGCCGCCCGTGGCTTTTGCTTCGGGCGGTTTTTTGTAGCAAGTTGGGAAAACGGCGAATGCTGACGGCCAAACAAGAAAAATTTTGTCAGGGAGTTGCAAAGGGGCTTAATTATTCTGACGCATACCGCGAGGCTTATAATGCCGGTAAAATGAAACCTGAGACGGTAAATCGCACGGCGGCAGAATTGATGGGCAACCGCAAGATTACCGCAAGAATTGACGAGCTTAGAGCCGAAACCACGGAAGAAATCAAATATACGGTTGAGGACAGTTTCCGCAAACTCTCGGAAATCCAAGCGCTGGCGATGAAAAATAAAAAGCTGTCGGATGCGATTAAGGCCGAAGAGCTGAAGGGAAAACTCAAGGGGCTTTATGTGGAGAAGAGGGAAATTTCGGGCGGTTTAGACCTGACGCCGTTTAAGATTGACGTGGTTGAGTAAGTTTTGAATGAAGATAATATTTGATGTACCGTGCGAATTGGCGCGCGCTAGTGGCATATACAAAATTTCTAACAGTTTAGATGAAAAGGTGTATGTCGGAAGAACAAAAGATTTTAAGAAAAGGTTCCTAAAACATAAGGAATCTTTTTTTTATTTAAACGGGAAAATAAAACGCTTTGTGGAAAGAAATCCAGACGCCGTTTTTACATTTAGTATTTTAGAAGTTACAAATCAAATTAAAAAGGCTGAGGAATTTTGGATAGATAGGTTAAAGTCTGTTGAAAAAGGGTTTAATAAATTCCATACGGACGAGGAATTTTCACGGTTTAATGATGGTTGCGTATATCGTTTTGGCGTGAATTTGAAGAAACTGGCACAAAAACGCAAAAGAGAATTAAAAAAAATCTCAGAAAAACAAAAAGAGACGGAAGCTTTATTAAAAAAACAAAAGGAAGTGGAAGTCTTACAGAAAAAGGGAAAAAAGCAAAAGGACAAACTCGCTAAAAGAAAACTTGCGGTGATTAACAAAAAATATGATTTGGGCGTTATCATCATAAACGGGGAAAAATACAATTTGTTAGGCAATAAAATACGCTAATGAAAGTTTATAAAAAATTTGCCCCGCTGTTGAATATGGCGAGCGGAAAGTATGACACGTTTGTTTTTACCGGCGGGCGCGGTTCGATGAAAACCGGGACGGCGGTTCGGGCGGTGTTGACAGAGATGATGCGGCGAAAAGTGCGTGTGGTGTGCTTTCGCGAAACCAAAACCAGTCAGAAGTCCAGCCTTATCGTTGAATTTCAGGAGTTGATTGAGGGGGAATTTAAGGGACGGGGATTTGTTGCCAACTCGGAAAAGGTTACAAATATCATCACCGGGGCAGAAGTTACGTTTTTAGGACTGAAAGACAGCAACCGCAATGCCAGAGAAGCCATCAAGGGCTTGGGGCAGGTGGACATCTGGCTGATTGACGAGGCGCAGGCGGTAACGGAGCCGGTATGGGGCGTTTTGCTGAAGACCATCCGCAAGGAAGGCGTTCGGCTGATTGTCATTTATAACCGGATAGAAGAAGACCTGCCGGTGGAAAAGGCGCTGTTTCTCGATTATGAGAATATGGCGGCGCCGGAAAAGACTTATTTTGCCGAAGTCAATTATCCGGAGCTGGTTCATCTCGGAATTTTGGGAGAGAAATTTCTGAGCTATGCGGAACTGGTTAAGCAGAACAAGCCCGACGAATACGAGCGCGACTACCTGAATAAGCCCAAGGGGGCGAACGTGGCGCGGGTGGTGCCGTACTGGAGCAAAGAGAACATAAACGAAGATATCCGCTATTGTCCGGATTTGGACATATACTGGAGTTTGGACTTTAACGTCAACCCGGCAATGAGCACGCTGGCGCACCGCGACGGGAAAAAGTTTTTTTATTTTGATGAGATTGTCATTAATAATTGCATCACTCAGGACGTGGCGGACGAGTTTATGCGGCGTTATCCGCCGGAGGAGTTCAAAGGCGTGGTGCAGATATGCGGCGATGCGTCAGGCAAATACCGCAAGACACAGAGCCGGTATTCGGACTATGCGATTATTGTCAATTCGCTGGCTAAAAACGGCTATCGCTGGAATTTGAACGTCCGGCGCTTCAATCCGGCGATTATGGCGCGGGTCAACGCGTTTAACCGCCTGGTATTTTCAGACGCGGGCGAGCGCAATATTCTGGTTCATCCGCGCTGCGAATGGCTGATATACAATATGAAGAACCTCAAGTTCAAAGAGGGAACCAGCATTATTGATGCGCCGACGCCGTCGCAGATTGCCGAGGACGACAAGAAACTGTATCTGGGGCATATATTCGACGCGGCAAGCTATATGGCGGAATATTTTTATCCGATAGTCCGGGAATAAGCCCCGGGCGGATTGAGAGTGCAAACCGGCGGGAAAGCCGGCCGGGTGTGCCGGAGGGTAACAGGAAAAGGGACAAGAACAGTATGTTTGAATTTATGTTGGAGAAGGAACAGAAGCCGAGACGGCTCTCGGACGCCGAGGCAAACAAAACCGCGGCGGACATCGGCAGCCTGTGGAAGACGTGGGACGATGCGCGCGCCAAGCAAAAGGCGATAGCGGAACGCCTGAGGCCGGAAATCTATCTGGACGAGAGGGAGCGACAGGTTACGGATGCTGCCGACGAATGGAAGTCCGACGTCCACCTCAACAAGATTTATTCCTTAAACCAGACGCAGCAGGCGTATATCTGGGACAACATCTATTCCGACATCGACCATTTGTTTGACGTGGAAGGGGCGGACGAGATTTCGGAGGAAACGGCTGCGGCGCAGAAGTCCAACCTTGTTAATATTCTGACAAAAATCGGCATTCAGCGCAAGCTTGATGCTGGAATTGAGTATTGGGGAGCGGTCGGGGAAGTATGCCTGTTCGTTTCCTGGAAGACGGTTTACCGGCAAATCCGGCGGCGGCTGGATATGATGGGAGCGGACGGCTTGTTGTACAGGACGGGTGCGTACGGGATATTTAACGAAGAGGTTTACAACGGCGCCAACGTGGAAGCGATTGACCCGCTGAATTTGGTCTGGGACCCGAAAGTCAGTCCCGAAGATGCGGAAAAGTTCAATGCCTGCGGCAAAATCATCAAGTCTTGGGAAACATACGACGCAATAGCCTTAAACAAGTATTACCGGTTATCTAAAGGCGAGCTTGAGGCAATTAAAACCGAACTGAACCGGGACAATCGCGACGAGGACGAACCGGAAGGCGATAAGTCCGACCTGATTTTTGACGGCAATCGGGTTGAGGTTCTGCAATACTGGGGAAATTTTACGCTTGACGACGGGACGGTGCTGCGCAACTGGCACGCGGTAGCCGTGGGGCGGAAATATCTGGCAGTGTTTGAGCCGAACCGCTGGGTTATCAATCCGATAATCAACTGCGCGACGCTCCGGGATGCGGGCAACAAGCGCGGCATACCGGAACTGTGGTCGATTTATGACATCTGCAAAGAGCAGGAAAAGAAAGTCAACCTGCAAAACGACGCGCAGGCACTGAATTTAAACCAGCCATGCTATGCGCCGAAGGATTTTTTCAAAGAGGACAAAATCAGGCTGTTTCCGGGCAAGGTCGTTACTTATAAAGAAGGATTTGAAGACCCGAACGCCATTATCAAAATGCAGTTTCCGCTCATTTCCAACGAGCAGATTATAGAATATTACGACACGACGGCGTCAAGCGTTTCGGGGATATTCCCCAATATGCAGGGGCAAGACGAAGTCAAGGACGCAACGGCAACCGAAATCAAGGTCAAGGTGCAGGGGCAGACGACGAGACTGTCCAAGATTCTGGATACGATAAAACAGAATGCGATAGTGCCGATGGTGGAAAAAGTGGCCGATTTGGAAGCGAATATGAAAACCGGCGACGAGCTTTTGTATATGAATACCGGGCGGGGGCGCACCAGCCTTATTATCGGCGATACGGTGCGGCAGGGGCATTATGAATACAAATATACCGACAATACCGGCCTTCAGAAAAAACTGGTGCAGAACCAGACGATGACGCAGATTCTGGGGCCGGTGTGGAACGACCCGCAGGTGGTCTTGAAGAAAGAAGATATTGTCCGCGACGCTTTAATCAACGCGGGCATAGAGAATGCCGAAAAATATTTCGGCGAAAGCAATCCGCAGCAGGCGATACCGGCGCTGACGCCGCCGCCTGACGGAGTAACCTTTAACCAAGGAGAAGACGATGGACAACAACCGTTTGGCGCTGCTTAACGAGGCGGTGCAGTCAGAAGCGGGGCAAAGGCTTTTGGCCTATATGCAGGAGGTTATGGTTGAAACCGCGGCCGCCGGCAAATCCAACGCCGAGTGGGTTAAGGGAATGGGGATGCTGATTTCCCGCGTTAAGGGAATCGGGCAGGAATTTGAAAAAGAACGTAACAAAGGAAGGAATTAGTTATGGCTGAAGAATCAACACCTTTGCCGGATACCGGCGCAGAAGACACTTCCGCGGTTTTGGAAAATGCCGACACTTCGCAGAGCGAACCGGCAAAAACGGCGGAACCGGAAGCGCAGAACGGCGAAGCTGAAACGGAAGCGTCAGGCGGCACCTCCGCGGCAGACGGGCAGGAAACCGGCGCAAACGGGGAAGATACCGCCGAAAAATTGATTTTCGGAAAATATAAGTCGCTTGAAGATGCCGAAAAAGGCTACAAGGAAGCGGAAAAGGCGATTACCCGCTCGGCTGAGCTTGAGAAGCGCTTAAAGGCTTATCAGGAAAGGGAAGAGCAGGAAAGCCGGGCACGGCAGGACGCGGCACGGAAACTCGGTTTTAATGATGCCGAAGAGCAGCGGCTGGACTGGGAAGTCAAGAACTTTGAGTTTGCCCGCTGCGTGGAAGCGCTGGGAGCGACGCTTGAGGGCGAGAAGTATACGGAAGCTTACAATGCGCTGGCGCGTTACCGGGCGACGCTCAATCCGCGCGAACTGGCGGCGGCAAAGGCGTGTTTTGCACCGGAAACGATTGCCGAAATTGCGGGGCAGGTTGCCTTGTACCGCAATCAGGCGGCCGGAGAGTACCAAAACCGCGTACAGACGCAGCGTCTGGCGGAGGTCAAGACGAGAGTGGCGGCTTTTGCCAAGGAAACCGGCGATTGGCTTAATCCGAAAGAGCGGCAGGACATCGTCGGCATGGCTGTGAACCTGGCAGGCTCCGACGTTGACCTGAACAAGGTGCGCGAGCTTGTGGACGCCGTAGAGGCGTATGCCGTGAAAAGGTATCAGGAAAAAACGAAAATCGAAGCTGAAAACCAGCAGTTGCAGGGCAGCCTTCAGGCTCCGGCATCCGGCGGTACGGCACCTGCGGGCGAGAAATGGATTACCCGCGAGGAATACAACCGGATGAGCGAAGAGCAGTTTGAGGCCAACCGCGACAAAATAGAACGGCAGATTCTTCTGGAGCGGCAGGGGAAACTTAAGCCGATGCTTACTTAAACCATACGAGCCGCGCCGGTTCTTGGCGAAACCGTTAAAGGGTTTGACGCTCAGGTGTGTTGAACCGTTAAAGGGCTTGACGCTCAGGCAGGCGGGGCTTTTTTTTATGAAAGGTGAAAAATCATGTCTACAAATGCGGAAACGCTGGAAAGGCAGATGCCGAAACTTATTCCCGAAATTTGGTCTCTGTCATTAAACAAAAAGCTGGACAAGTCCGGCGTCGGGATGAAAATCGTCAACAAAATTTATGAAAAAGACATCAAAAATTTTGGCGATACGGTCAATATCGGCGAGTTGGGAGACGTTACGGTTTCCGACTATTCGGAAGACGCGAGCGACGGGGGCGTTACCTATCAGCGCGTTGATGCGACGAGCCAGCAGCTGAAACTCGACCAAAGCAAGTCTTTCGGCATTTTTTTGAGCGATATCACACAAAAGCAGTCCAACATCAAGGAATTGCAGGCAAAATTTGAGGAACGCGCGAGAACGGCGATTGACCTGGTCAAGGATACGTTCATTTTGGGCGCTTTTTCCGAAATTCCGGCTGACAACAAGCAGGGTGCGTCGACAGCGATTGTGCTGACGCCGGACAATGCCTACAAATGCCTGGTCTGGCTCTCCAAAACGCTCAAAAACAACAATGCGGTTCAGGTCAGAAACGACCAAGTTTACAAGACTAATCAGGCGGCGGGCGCGCCGTTGCCGTGGTGTGTCATCAACCCGGACGTTGAGGCGATTATCCGTCAGGCTCCGGAATTTATCCATGCCACGCAGGCAGGCGACAGGCTGCTGCGCGAAGGGTCTATCGGCACGATTGCGGGGCTGGATGTTCTGGTCTGCACCAACCTGCCGACGACGTCAAAGAAAGTCAACATCATGGCCGGAATCAACGAAGCGATTGCGTATGCGGGCAACATCTCCAAGGTGGAAAGCATGCGCGACGACAAGTTTTTCGGCGACAATGTCCGCGGGCTTTATGTTTACGGCAAAAAGGTCGTTTTGCCGAAAGCTCTGGCCGGCATGGTTGTCGATGTTACGGCGGCCGATACGCTGGTGGAAGCAACATCCGGAGTTGGCGGTTAAGGACGGGGAGGGAAACCTCCCCTTTGTTTTGGGAGAGAATGACAATGAGAGCAGAAGACAAGATTTTGGGGCGTCCGCAGAAAACGGAAAAAGCAGAAACGGCGGCAACCGACTATTTTACGCGGGAAAACGTCTGGAAAGTGGAAAAAAAAGACTGCGGTACTTCGGAATTTGACGGTGTGATGGTTCACGAAATGCTGGACGCTGCGGGAAAAAAAGCAGTGCGTTCCGGTACAAAGGAGCTGGAATACAACGGGTTCAAATTTAAGCTGGTCAGATAGACGGGGCTTTTTCGGTATTGTTCCAACGTTGGAACAAGGGAAAAGGAAGTTAGGCGATGAAGACTTTTTATGACATTATTCAGGACGTTTCCAACCTGCGCTGGTCGATTGACGACCCGGAACCGGAGAGTTTTGCCGAAACCAGCCGAGCGGTAAAGCTGGCGATACCGCAGGCGCATTCGTATATCTGGGGGCTGGCGGATTTCCCGTTCAAAAAGAAGAAAAAGGGTATTGCGGTACAGCCGGGGATGCCGACGGTGCTGGCACCCGAGGGGAATATCGTCAATGTCCGGATTGACGGGAACGGGGAATATCTTATTCCGGTACAGGCGGAGGAGGCGGAACTGTGGGAAGAAAAGAAAGGCGAACCGCGGTATTTCTGGGTAGAATTTACAGACCAGGGCGCGGCAATCAGCCTCTATCCGGTGCCGGACAAAGCCCTGACGCTGATTGTGCGCTATGAAACCAATTTTAAGGCGAGAGACAGCTCGGGGAACGTAAAGTTTAACCTGGAGGCAATGGGCGACGTGCTGAACCTGCCGAATGACCGCTCAATTGAGGATTTGTATTTGCACTGCCTTTACACGAAGTCCATGGTGTATCTGATAGCGGACGAAACTGATGAAAACTATGTCCCTTACCAGCGGGAGTTTGAAGAGGCGTATCGGAACCTTTTGAACCTGACCGGGATTAAACGCGAAACGAGGCTGGTTATCTGACCGGCGGACGATTTTTTTTTGAAAAGGCAAGCGTATGCAGAATTTATTTATTCAAAATTTTCGCGGCGTCCGCAGGGTTAATCCGGTAGTGGATGTGCAGGCCGAAGGTATTATTTCGGCGGTGAGCTGCGTCAATACGGAGCTGAAATACACCGAAAACGGTGCCAATGTGGGCATATTCACGGCGCAAGGCAACAAGGCCGTTGCCGATTTGGGGAAGAACGTCATAAGGCAGTTTGAGAGCGTGCAGGGCGGTGTTTCCTACTGGTTTGTTTATGCCGAAGACGGCGAACAGGGGTATTTGTACCGTTACAATCCGACAGAGGGCAGCTTTACGTTGATGAAGGACGGATTCAGCGTAACCGGCGTATGCAACGGGATTACGATTGCGCAGGGGTTTTACGACTGGTTTGTGTTTACCAACGGTGCGGACGACTATGTCGGCGTTTCCATGCAGCAGGAAAACGAAAGCGAGCGGGTTAAGGAACTCGGCGCGGTTGATGCCGAGGGGAGGGACATTCGCGGGCTGGGGCTGGAAGCATACGACGGGCGTCTGGCGACGATGTGCGAAAACCGGGTACACTGGTCTAAGGTTTCAGATATTTTTGACTGGAAATCCAGCGACCCGGACGTAACGACAAACCCGGCGTATCAGGAATTTGACCGCAACGTTACCGCGATAATTTATTATAACGGCATGCTGATAGCGTTTACCAACGAATATTCGACTTATTTCAAGGGCAACCCGGGTGATGCGGCGAATTTTGAACGGGGCGGCGCTTCCGGCGGCGGCTGTCCGTCGTTTCAAAGCGTGATTAAGTTTGACAACAAGCTGTTTTATTATGACAATGAGGCTAAAAACGTTTTTGCCTATTATCTTTTGGACAGCGGGCAGACCAGGCCGACAGCGGGGCTGGCTGATAATGTGATTGACTTTTTTGATACCGTGGACAGGGCACGTTTTAACGAGATTGAAGTGGTGAGCCTTGTTGCGGGCGAAAGGAGCGAAATTTGGTTTAAGCTGCCGTATGCAAATCGGAACGGGATTTTGATTTATGATTATCTGAAAGGCGAGTGGATTGAACGCCGGGCACAGGACGATATCCGCGGGCTTGCGGTTATCAGCGGGGCGATGTATTCGGCAAGCGGGACGAAGATTTTGAAAGAATATGTCGGCAATACGTTTGACGGGGCGTATATTGCGGCGGAATACAAGATGAACATCATTAACGTCAGTTCGGATTCCAACCTTAAGATACTGAAAATGCCGCTTATCATAACGCTGGATTTTGACTACGACAATGATTTTTACATTGAGTTTATCTATAACGACCGGCAGGACAAAAGCCGTATCAAACGAGTGATAAAAATCCCCAAAGAGTATCTTATCTGGGCAAAAAACAAGGACGATGAAGACGGCGGGTTTTGGGCTGCGGACAAGGACGACGAGCAGGGCGGAATATGGTGCCCGGACAACAAAAACAACGTCATGTTCAACCTGTTCGGGGTTTTGCCGTTCAAACAGCTGCAAATCCGCATTTTTACCAAAGAGGCGCCGCAGGAGTTCGGCATCAAGCGCCTGGAGCTGAAACGGGTCAAATTCAAGACGAAGACAATCGGATGACAGCGATATTGGTTGCAAAAGAAAGTCCGTTTTTTGACCGGGACAGGGCGCAGGCGCTGTTTGAAGAAAACAGGGAGAATTTGGACGACAGGGACGGATTTGATGCGCTGGTCAGTGCGGGGCGGTTTTACAATGTTTATGACAACGGGTACGTCGGTTCGGTTTTTGCCTATGAGAGTTCGGACGGAAAAGTCTGGCTCGGCGGATATGCGGTGCGGCACCGGCATCGTGCCTGCATTGATGCGGTAAAACGGGTGGCGGGAGAATTTGACGAAGTTTATGCCGAAACGCGGCACAAAACGGCGGTAATCTGCCTTTTGCGGGCAGGTTTTAAATGGTTTGACAAAGAAAAAGGCATTTTAAGGAGAAAAAGAGATGAGCAGCAGCAAGCCTAAATCGCAGACGGTCAGCACCGGCGGCTTATACGGGAGTTCGACGACCAACAAGCACGGGACGACATATAATCCGTCGCAGTTTGAAACGCAGCTCGTGAACCAGACGACGGCGGCAATTCCGCAGTATCTGGAACAGCTGATTAACCCGAGTTATGACAGCGAAGTTTTCAAGGCACAGACGGCGCAGAGGAACAGGCTGGCAAACCAGAGCTTCGAAAATAATCTGATTAACCCGCTGGCAAGCCGGGGACTGACGCGCGGCAGTTCGGTCAACCAGCTTTCCGGACAGTTTGCCAATAAGCTGGCCGATGCCGAGGTTGCAGCCATGGCGAACGAGGATGCGCGGGTGCAGAATATCTTAAACAGCCTGCTTACGACATATCAGGTTCCGTATAACATTATGACCGGACTGAACAGCCAAAGCCAGGGATTGTACGGCAATCAGCAGCAGAGCGATAACGGTCTGTTTGGCGGAATTGCCGGGGCTGTTGGAAACATTGCCGGTTCGGACTGGTTCGGGGATGCGTTGAAGACTGCCGCCAAAGCGGGACTGGGTTATGTAATGGGCGGTCCGGCAGGGGCAGCGGCGGGAGCCGGAAGCTCGCTTTTGGGGTAAAATCAAAGGGCGGAAGCCGAAACCGCCGCCCCGCTTATCTATCGTCTGATAGATAAGAAAAGTCGGAATTTCCGAATAATGATAATAATTCTTATTTTCATTATTATACCTTTCAATAATATTGAAAGGGGAAAACCACGCTGTTTTAACTTGACAAACAAGAAAAAACATGCTATCTTCAACCTAGGAAACAGGTTAAAGATTGGTTTTAACCCCTTTCTAGTTGAAGTAAAAAGCCAGCGGTGCAACGCTGGCTTTGCTTTTATAGCAAAAGGAAAATGAAAAGTCAAAGCAAAAAAGGGGTGGTTTTAACGTTATATTGGCTTAGAAAACTATTATTGACTTTTGTTATTTTTATGCTTATAATAACAACCGTAAGAGGGAAGTTATAGTCCAACTTCTTTCCTAGTGGAAAAAACCAGTTGTTCGCGCAACTGGTTTTTCTTTTATATAAGATTCGTTTTTAAAGTCAAGCTCCGGGAAACGGGGCTTTTTTTGTGGGAAAAGCTATGGTAAACGAAAGAGTTTTTAAGATTGCCGAAACAGGGCAGATTCCGGCTAACGACCCGGTTTCCAACATTATGAGCCAAGTGGAAATCAAACAGGATGGTGAACCGGGGCTGTGGGGTAGTTTCAAGAAATGGGCTGGTTCCAAAGGCGGCAGAATGACGCTCGGGGGATTAGGGACAGCTTTGGGCGTCGGGCTTTCCGGCGGCGATTTCAGGGATGCGCTCGGATATGGCGTCATCGGTGCGGGGAATACCGCCAAGACGATGTATCGCAACGAACAGGATGCTAAGCATTGGGCAGACCGCGAGGCGCAGAGAAACCTTTATTGGCAAAATTATGAGGCGGGGCGGCGGTTACAGAGAGAATTACAAAACGAGAGAATTGAGGCGCAAAAAGAGCAGACGGCGGCACAATATCAAAACGCCTTAAACCAGCTGGCAGCGCAATATCAATATAATCAGATGGAGCAGGACGCGGCGGATGCACGGGCGGAGAAACGGCTTAAAGCGGCATTGTCCTTATTGCCGGAAAATATGCGCAATCAGGTGTGGTTGAAAGCAAACGGAATAGATTATACCCCGATGGATGGATGGCACTATGATATTATGAACGGGACGCCGGAAGAACAGCAGGCAGCGGTTGAGAAGATGAAAAACTACAATCAGCTTATGCAGGGACTGGAACCGCCTTTAAGTTTGGGAGATTATGCAGGTATTGCCGATAAAGCCGGGCTGACGCTGGATGCGGCAGCATTGAACAAAGGACAGGCCATTTTTGCTGAAAAACCGAAAAATCTGCCAGATGACGCACAGATGATAAATTATTATATCAGCAAGGGATACTCGCCCGATGAAGCGCGGCAATATGTCGGGGCGTTGTCGCCAGCAGAAAAAACAAAAGAGGCATTAAATCTGTCCAGAGGACAGGCGCTTATTGATAGGGGGACGCATGCTGCAAATGCTGGGGTTGATTTCAATTATGGACAGCGGGCAGCTAACGCCCAGACCGGGAGAGACATGTATATGGCCGATTATAAAGCGCAGATTGCCGAGGAAAAAGCAAATAATGATATAATGCGCAGTGCAATATTGGAATTGTTTAAAAATGGCCTTTCAGATAAGGAGCAAAAGCAAATACAAGCCTATGCCAGATTTAACAATATTTCTGAAGACGAAGCTACTGCGCGGCTTATGGACGCTATTATACAAAAGCAAATAGCAGAAACAGAGAAAGCGCAGAAGGAAGCCGCGGTTGTGGGAAGACCGTCGTTTGGTGAGCTTCAAACCGGCGTAAACAATCAGACAATCAGCGCCGATACGGCAAACGAGGCGTATGGCGGAAATTATTTTCAAAATAAGCCGGAAAACAGTTCATTTAATACAGAGCAACAGAAACAATTAGCCAAAGATAAAGATGAATACAGAAATATGGTTTCCAAGCTTCCGGAATTGAAAGAGACAGTAAAAAGGCTTAATGAGTTGGCTGACAAGGCAACATTTACTTATGCCGGACAGGCAAAGGACTTTTTGCAAAAACAGGCCTTTGGCAAAACGACGGAAGGGGCAAAAGCCAGAGAAGAGTACACAGCAATTGTCAATAATCAAATTTTGCCGTTGCTTCGCGATACGTTTGGGGCGCAGTTTACCGAGAGAGAAGGGGAACAGTTGCGCCAGACTTTGGGTAATGTTGATGCAACGCCGGAACAGAAAAAAGCCATTTTAAATTCGTTTATTGCACAAAAAGAAGCCGATATTACCAGCAAAGCGCGAAAAATAGCTTCTTATGGCGACAGCGACCCGCTGGGGATTTTATAGGAGAAAGAGATGAACATCAAAGAAATCAGGGAAAAATATCCGCAGTATGGCAACATCAGCGATAAGGAACTGGCGGAACGGTTGCACCAAAAATATTATAAAGATATGGATTTTGCAGATTTTTCTCAGCGCATCGGTTATAAGGCACCGGTGCAAAACACGCCTTTGCCGCCGCTTTCTCCGGAACTGCGGGCACAACCACGCGGAAATTACTGGCAGGGCGTGCCGTCAGCGTTTGGCGAGGGTTTTGAGCAGGGGCTTTTGAGCGGTACGGAATCGGCGCTTAACGGAGCAACGCTCGGCGGGTATGGCTGGCTTAATCGCAAATTAGGCGGCGAAATGGACAAACGCCGTCAGGAATTGCAAGCTTTGGCCGGGAACGAGGGCTTGGGCAGTCTGAACCTGACAGCAGATTTTGCGGCCGGGTTAGGCGGCGGGTTAGGCGGTGTTCCGCGGGCCACGGCAGCTTTGGGAAGCCGTCTGCTGGGTTCGCGTTTGTGGAGTTTGCCGGCGTATGCGGCAAGCGGGGCGGCAGATGCTGGGATTATGTCGGCTTTTGACAATGATTTTACAAACTCGGAAGCAATTACTCAGGACGCTCTGGAGGGTGGATTGATGGGGGGCTTACTGGGAACAGCCGGAAATATGGCTCTAAAACCGCTAAGCAAGGTATTTTCCGCCAAAGAGCTTACCAAAGGTAAAAAGGGCGGGTTAAACAACGTGGTGGACAATCCTGACGCAGTCAAGATTGTGCGGCGTGGAATCGGCGCAAGCGACAATGTGGCGCAGGAGTTTATGAACAAAGTACCGGCAGCAGCGAGGAGAATTAACAGCGAAACGGCGGATATGATAAACAATTCGCTCAACCGCCGGATAGATGTGCCGCGAACCGTTGCCAGCCAAAAACAGAAGTACCGCGATTTTATGGAAGCCAACGCGGGGAATGAAGTGTTGGACTTTTCGGAACTGCTGCCTGAGGTACACAGATATAGAGGAAAAGATAATTTATCTGTGCTCAAAAGTATACGACGCAATCTACAGAAAACAGAACCAGAGTTTAAGTTTAGACTTGATGAACAGGGGAATTATGACTATCCGCATTTCTTGAAAGATAGTCAAAGACAGCAGTATGTTCATTCTTTGGCTAGTACATATAGATTTCCTGATAAAATAGTTGATGGAATTAATGACAATCAAAACAGACAGTATTTATTAAAGACATTTTATAATCCTGATAATCAAAAGGCGGTTTATGATGTAGGGGTATTGAATTCAGATGGAACTTTACTGACTAAATTTGCAAGAGAAGGAAGAAAAGGAAAAACTACAACCGAAAATATTCTTAAAAAAGGGATAGCACGCACCAGCACCGGTGGCACTACCCTCACGCCAAGTCAAATGGGGGCTGCTCCCTCCCTGAACGTGCGCCTTAATAATACTATAAACCCTAACGGCTTGGTTGTCAACCCTGAACTTCCACATTATTTAACGTTGTATGAAGGCTTGACGCCGTATCAGGTTAAATCACTTAACAGCGCGGTTAAAAGGGGGAGTGAAAAAACGACTAATAAACTGGGGACGCTGGACAGTATGAACCGGATTAAGCAAGAATTGAATGATGATATTATGAAGTCGAAGGTGCCGGACGAGAAAAACAGTTTAAATTTGGTGGATACCTCAGATACAAAGCAATTACGCGAGGTTAAGCAGCGCATTGACCGGACTTTGGGCGATGCGTTGAAGGGGCGCGACAAAGGCTATCGCAAGGCAAAAAGCATGGATGAGGCATATAATGCAGGCAGGCGCTATAATCCTAACGCCGTGGGCAATGACGCGCTTATTCCGAGTTTACCGCCGCTTGAAAGAAATGCTTTTACACAGGGTTTGTTTCAACGGATGACACATAATCCGTTAACGGGGAGCAATTTGGCGAACGACGCTTTAAAATATGAAAATGCGCTTTCGGGCGTTTTGCCGCCAAGCCGGTATGATGCCTTAATGGACGGGTTAAACCGGCAAAACGTGCGTTACAATCGGCTGGCACAATTAGGGGGGCGAGCCCAAAATAAACTGGTTATGCCGGAAAAAGACTGGTTTTTTGGACGTGAGCAGTTGGAAAGCAAAGGGGCAACGCTCGGGGCGGGGCTTGACTGGGTGAATGAGGCTTTGCGCGGCAGAGCATACGAACAGGCAGCGAAGAATCTGCTTGACCCGGACTTTGTCGGGACTGAAGGCAGCTGGCTGATGGAAAATTATCCAACTCTTTCGGCTTATTTATCAGGGATGTTTGCCGCCGAGTAGCAGCAGGCGGGGAACCTTTAAGGATTGACTTTAAAGAAAGGTATGATACAAAGAAAAAACCTTAGGGATTGTGCCCCTAAGGTTTGGTCTAACACCAGAAAGAAGCCGTAATCTTCTCTCTTGATGATTAGATTATAAACCAAAACGGCTATTTGTCAATAGTTATTTTGGGAGGCTTCTTTCCCAATCGCCTGTAAGGGCTGAAAGGATAAAGATGCCTGATTTGGTCAAAGTTTTGAGCGTTGTTGTTTTGGCGCTTAAAATCATCATCGTTATTTTAAGATAAGGTGATGAGGCGGGGAAATCAAGCCCCGCCCTTTGATTTTATAATTATTGACAGCAAAGTTTAGCGGAGGTTTGAAACTTCCGCTTTTTTTATGGAGAAAACAATGGCAGATACAAATTTGGTATATCCGTACGAGCTTCAGGGCGGGCAGCGGGCAGTTGCAAGCGAAGTTATGGCAAACTTTGAGGCAGTGCAGTTGTTTGCGCAAGGAATTAATACGACAATCAACGAGTTTCAGGCGGCTATTTCTGACCTAAAAAACAAGCCGACGCGCGAGATGTTTGACATTTATTACAGCATCACAGGCGTAGCGCCGGTCGGAGCGTATCCGTTATGGACGGGTGAGACGATAACAAACTGCAAGACGCTTTATCCGCAATTCTGGAAAAAATTAAACCAGTTGGCGGAGAACTCGCAGGTGCCGACGGTGGCGGATAATGCCGCATACGAGGAAAAGCTTGAGAAATACGGACAGTGTGCGTCGTTTTTTATTGATACTTTGAACGGACACGTCAGGTTGCCGAAAATAACGCGGTTTATCAGCTCTATTGAAAGTCTTAACGATGTGGCCGTGGAAGAAAATGACTGTAATAAGACGCATATTCATAATGTTAAGGTTTCTTCGCAAGGCGGTCGTGATTACAGAGATTCAAAAACTCAATATCTTGGTGTTGGTTTTGCAAAATATTCTACGCCGTGGTGGCCTTCAACTGACGGGGAAAATGAGGTATTGTTGTCAACTGAGGGGGAAGACGAGGGGCATCCGAAAAATGTGCGCTTATACCTTTATCTTCAGGTGGCAAATAATACGGCGGAAATATCCGAGTTGGATGTCAATGCGATTATTGAACAGATGAACGAAGCTTTGGCTGCGCTTAAAACTGCGTATGACGGGTATGCGGAAGATTTGAACAGCGAATATGAGAAAATTAAGCAGGATATTATCAATTCTTCTCCGGTCATTAAAGAAGAGAACATCAGTTCGGCAGGCAGATTGTGGGTCAAGCTTGCGGAAGATGACGAATATTATAAGGCCAGATACCGTTATTTTGTGCAAATGCCAGTAGATGATGCAGCAGAAGACCTGACGCCTACGGTTGTGTTTAATATAACCGATGCCGTTTCGGGAAATTATGCCCCGGTGGCTGAATCCGGCGATGGCTGGGTAAAAATTTATGCTAAAGAAATTCCTATGGAAACTTTAGTGATTCCATGCATTATTTTACAATAGAGGTGAATCATGAAAGGGATAACAAATGCGGTAGTTTTGCAGGGCGGCGGAGGCGGCGGCGAAACGGTATATGCTGTAAACAATACGGGCGCGGCGGTAACAAAGGGGACGAAAGCGCTGCTAAACAGCCACCAGAGGGAAACGACGGCAACGGCAGAAAAGCTGATTAACTCAACTAATCCGAGCAATATGTATTTTCCTTTTTGCCAAGGAAACGATGTTTTTGCCTTTTTCTCAAGTGGTCTGTACAGCCTGACCTACACGCCGGAATCCGGCAGCTGGGCGGCGACAAACCTTGATATTGCCGGCGTGGGCGGAAAGTTTATTGACTTTATTGACGATAACATCTGCTCTGCGGTGCAGGAGAGGCTTATACGTTATACTGTAAATACGCAGTCGATTTATCCGCACGGCATTATCAATCCGGCGGCATATTATATCGGGCAGTACAATGGGGAAGGGCGGTGTCTGGCCTGTATCGACAGCCGCTTGGTTTTGACGACATACGATTTTGCCACGGATACCATCGGGACGGAAGTGCTGTGCGATATCCGGGAGGGTTGGACAAGCGGCAGTGGTGCGAAGCAAGGGCGTGTCATTCGTCTGGGAAACAAAGTGCTGGTCTGGTTCACTGACACGGTTTACATTCTTGATTTGACGACAAATTCGGTTATCGGGACGACGGCGAATATTGAAGACGTTGCGTATGCGACAGGGTGCGAACCCGGCGACTATGTTTTTGTGCATGTCGTAAGTACGGGACTTGGAAACGGTGCAACGATGACGGTTTATAAAATTAATGAGAATTATCAGCTGGTTGCAGATACGCCGGGGATTTTGCTGCCGTGGACGTCGGTCAACGTGAAGATGTTTTATAACGCATCGACAGGCGTTTTAAATATAGGAACGGCGGAGATGTTCGTTATGTTCCAGTTTAATCAGGAGAGCAAGACTTTTGCCAGCATTGCCGCAGACGTGTTGCCGCCAAGCGACAAAGCGGACGGATATTTTATGACGTTTGACATCACCGCAGACCGGACAAAGGCGGCGATGTGCTATTACACGAGCAGAAATTATCTGAACGCATACAACCTTTCAAACGCTTCCGATGCGGTTTATGCCGACCCGGTGGATTTGTTCCATTTTTACCCGGATAATTCGGTAACCGGGTTTGCCACCGGGGCAACGGACGAAACGGGAAAATATGAGTTTAAGACAGTAACGGGAGCATAACAATGAGCGATACGGAAATAAAGCAAAAAGTTATCGAAAAATTGACCAGAAGGCAGCTGTTTATCATCTGCCTTTTTTTAATCCTCTGCGGCTGTGTGGTCGGCGTAGCGGCGGCAATTTATGCGCCCGGAGCATTGGCGGCAATTTGGGGGGCATTATGATGAGCTGGGAAGGAATGTGCGCCATTGCGGCGATTGCCGGGGTGGCGATGAATTTTATCCGTTTCGGCAAATGGCAAGGGGCGATTGAGGCGAAAGTTGATGTATTGGAGCGGGAATCTGCGGCGGCAATAAACAGGTTTGACGTGGTGGGCAAAAGGCTGGAGGAAAACAGTAAGCTTCTGGCCGAGCTTAATGCCAAGCTGGGGATTTTGCTTGATGAACATTATCAGAGGGGGAATCATGGCTGAAGACTGGGAAATGCGGCGGCTGGAGTTTAACGAAGGCTGTAGGCTCATGCCGTATCGTTGTACGGCAGGGAAATTAACCATCGGTATCGGGCGGTGCATAGATACAAACCCGTTCACCAAAGAAGAGCTGCAAGCCGTGGGCGACTGGAAACACGGAATTACTCGCAATGCGGCGTTGATGCTTTTGCGGAATGATATTGACCGCTGCAAAAATGAGCTGTCGGGGTTGGATTTTTATGCCAAGCTTGATTTGGAGCGAAAATACGCTTTGCTTGATATGTGCTTTCAGCTCGGCTTTAAGGGGCTGTGCGGGTTCAAGAAAATGCTTGAAGCGATGCGCTGGGGCAAGTGGCAAACAGCGGCGGAAGAATGCCTGAACTCGGACTATGCGCGGCAGACACCGGCACGGGCGAAACGGATTGCAAGGCTGATTAAAGAGGGGATTTGGCTGAGGGAATAGGGTGATAACCTCAACCGCGTTTTTCTTTCTTAAGTATTTGTTTTGTATTGGTTATGGGGTGATTTCGTGAGGAGTGAATGACTAAATTTTTAACATACGCCGTGGCGGGGCTGCTGTTGGCGCTGTATATCACGGTAAGCTTGTATATCGAACGGGGCAGGGAGATTGCGGCATTGCAGGGCGAAAAGAGTGCCCTGTTGGGGAAAACATCATTTTTGGAGGCGGAAATTGCGAAACGAGATGAAAAGGCCTTGGAAACCTCAGTCAGATTGTGCGAGATTGAGGAGGCAGCAGAAGCAGAGAAGGACAAGGGCGGTTTTGATTGGGACAGCCCTTTGCCTGCTGATACTGTTACTTTGCGGCTGCGCGAGGACTGA